TTTGTGGGAAGGTATCTTCGGGGAAATTATCATTTGGAGGACTATCGAAATTTCCCTGAAACGGCTTCCCTATGGGATACGGCATACCAGAGGTATTCCAGGGTTCTGTGCAATGCACTGCTGAAAAGGGCATTAGGATATACCTATGATGAAGTTACTAAAGAATATGGAGTGGTTACTAAAGCAGTAACTAAACAAGTTGCTCCAGACGTTGGAGCAGCAATGGCTTGGTTGAAGAATAGAAAACCCGATAAGTGGAGAGATAAGCCTCAAGAAAAAGAAAATCCAAACACATTAAATAATCAACTTGTTAATGTAGCGCAGTTAATTAATAATCCTAAACCAGTTAGAACTGCTGAATCTTTAGAAGAAGGTGATTCTAATGAATGAGTATGCACCTTTTGATGAGCATTCTAGTGAGTATATAAAGAATTGCCAAAATTGCTGGCTAAATGTGGCCGAAGGTGGAAAACGTGGAGGAAAGAATGTAATTAATTCATTAGCTTTCTGCATAGCACTAGAGAACCATCCTGATAAACTCCATTTAATAGCTGGTGTATCTATTTCTAGTGCTAAGTTAAATGTTATTGATTGTGATGGCCACGGTATTGAAAACTATTTTTATGGAAGATGTCGAGAAGGAAAGTATAAAAATAAAGATGCATTGTTTATTTATACCTTAACAGGGGAAAAAATACTTCTCATTAGTGGTGGTGCAAAAGATGGTGATGAGAAGTATATAAAAGGTAATACTTATGGCATGGCATATATTACAGAGGCAAACGAATGTCATCAAAAATTTTTAAACGAAGTTATGGACAGAACTTTATCAAGTAGTGATAGAAAAATCTTTCATGATCTAAATCCTAAACCACCTAACCATTGGTATTACAAAGAATTTTTAAAATTTCACGAAGATATGGCAATTAAAGATAAAGATTATGGTTATAACTATGGCCATTTTAATATTTTTAATAATTTATCAGTATCAGATAAAAAGTTGATAAAGACTTTGTCTACTTATGATAAAAAGTCTATATGGTATAAAAGAGATATATTAGGACTACGAATAGCGTCAGCTGGAATCTTGTTTGGTGAAATAGCAAACAATGAAAATCGTTACTTAACAGATAGAGCAGTTCCTGGATTCATTACTACTGGTGTTGACTTTGGAAAGAATGGTTCAGCTCATGCTTTTTGTTCACAAAGAATTGCAAGAGATTATAGTAAAATAACCGTTTTACGCAGTGATAAAGAAGAATGTACTCCAGATAGTGAAGAAGTTCAAGACTCTCTTGGAATAGGTCAAGCTTTAGCAAAATTAGAAAAGGGATTTATAAATCATGTTAAGTATGTAATAAAAAAATTTGGATTAATAGATTGCATATTCTGCGATAGTGCAGAACCTGAATTAATTGAATTTTTAAGAAAGGTTTTAACAAAGAATGGTTTACATATACCTATATATCCAAGTGAAAAGATAGAAATACCTAGTCGTATTCATTTATGGGGAATTCTATTTATGCAGGATAGGATTAATTTTATGAGAGGGGAGACAGAGGAAATCATTAGAGGTTTTCAAGATGCAGTACAGGATCCAGAAGAGGAAGACGACAGATATTTGGATGATGGAACATCTGATATAGATATATTAGATTCCAATAATTATGGAATAGAGAAGTACTACAAACAATTGTTGAGGATTGGAGGTTAGAGTATGGATTAGAATAGTGTTGTTTTAAAATATTTAAAAGAGAAAGGTTACAATGTTGATACAAAATACTATCAAAATGTTTCAATCTGGAAAGAATGGTATGATGGAACTGTTAGTGAATTTCATAAATACCATGATCAGAATAATATTGAAAGAGAACTATATAAATTAGGTATGGCTAAAAAAGGTTGTGAGGATTGGAGTAGTATATTATTTACAGAGAGGGATAATATTATTGCTGATAGTAAAGACAATCAGGAATACTTAGATAAGATGCTTGAGAATTTAGGCTTTTACGATAAAATTCCAGATAATATAGAGAATGCCTTTTGGAGCAGTACAGTGGCAACCGTAGCAAGAGTTAAAGATGCTATTATTGATAAAAAGAAAAAAGTATTGTTAGCAAATGAAAGTACTAAAATGGAACTTATTGATGTACCAGCAAAGCAAATTGTTCCATTAAAAGTTGAACATGGGAAGATAGTTGATTTAGCTATTGTCTCCACTATTAAGGAAGACAATAAAGAGATTTACTATATTGAAACTCATGAATTAATTAATAATGAATACATTATTAGGAATGTTTATTTAGATAGTAATGGTACAGAGGTAGAAAGAGAAGGAATATTGAAAGAATACAATACTCATAGCAATATTCCGCTATTCAGCCTATTATCACCTAAAATAGTTAATAACAAAAAATATAATAATGGATTAGGATTAAGTATTTATGCTAATGCGATAGATCAATTAAAGAGTTGCGATATTGCTTATAACAATTATGTTACTGACGGAGTGCTTGGTGGTAAAAAAGTTTTCTATAATAGAAAATTAATAAAATATGTATTAGTTAAAAGAAAAGACGAAAATGGAGAAGAATATACAGAAGAAATTCCTATTTATCCAGATGATTTAACTAAGCAACAATTCCAGGTGTTATCAGATGAAGCAGAAACGATTAATGATAAAGCGCTTATTCAAGAACACAATCCAGATTTGCGAATGGATGATAATGAAAAAAATATTAATTTAGCATTAAATTTATATTCATTTAAAATAGGATTAGGAAAAGGATATTATAAATTTGAGAATGGAACAGTAGTTACAGCTACTCAATATTTAGGAGAAAATAGAGATTTAGTTTCAAATGCTAAAAAGCATAGAAAAGCACTTAATAGTTATGTTGTTGGAGTTGCTAGAAGTATCTTATTACTAGGTAGATTACTATTTGGTGAAAATGTTAATGAAAAAGATGCTATTAACTTAACAGATAAAGATGGATTCTTAGTATCAGACGAAGAATTGCAAGAACAATATAGACAAGATTTTAATGCTGGATTAATGAGTAAATTAACTTATTTAATGAAAGCACGAGGAATGTCAGAAGAAGCAGCACGAGAAGAAATGGAAAGAATAAAATCCGAAAGTACATCAATTAAAGATTTGGTTGGAGAATAGTAAATGTTAAGCGAAGATGCTATTGAAAGATTAAGTGAAAGATTAGCTAATAGAGCAGAAAAACTTAATTCCTATTTACTTATAAAACTAGCTGAGCAGATAAATACTATAGGAAATTTGAATCCAACACAGGCAAGAGAAATATTGCAATCAGTTAAGTATGGAAATGATATAAGAGAGATTGCACAAAAAGTATCTGAAATGACAAATAAGAATGTATCTGAAATATTTGAGATATTTGAAGAAGTTATTAAACATGATCAGATATTTTATAAGCCTTTTTATGAATATAGGAATTTGGATTTCATTCCTTATGCAGAAAATAAGTTATTACAAGAGCAAGTAAAGGCAATAGCAAAAGTTACAGCTGGAGAGTATGGCAACATGTCACAAACTACTGCCTTTATGCGAAAAGATAAGGATGGTAATAAATACTTCACAGATGTATCAAAGATTTATCAAGAAGTAACTGATGAGGCTATTACAAGTGTTACACAAGGTAGAGAAACTTATAGAACTGCCATGAGAAGAGTTATGAATCAGTTAGCAGATAGTGGATTGCGAACTGTAGACTATGCTAGTGGATATAGTAGAAGGCTGGATAGTTCTGTAAAAATGAACATCATGCAAGGAATTAGGCAACTTAATATAGAAACTTCACTAGAATTTGGCAAACAGTTTGGTGCTGATGGTGTAGAGATAAAACATCATAAGAATCCAGCACCTGATCATAGTTCTAATGAAAAAGATGGCTGGTATGATATAGATGGCCAACAATTTAGTAATGAAGAATATGAGAGAATTAATAGTTATCTTAATAGGCCAGTTGGAACTTTAAACTGTTATCATATGGTTTATCCTATTATTTTAGGTATATCAAAGCCAGCACATACAGAAGATGAACTAGAAGCAGATAAAAAATCTAATTTAGAGGGCTTTACACTAGATGGTAAACATTATACTTTATATGAAGGAAAACAACTCCAGAACCGATTAGAACTAGAAATACGACGGTCTAAGGACAAGTTAGAAATGTTTAAAATCAACAATGATGATGAAATGATTAGAGAACAGAAGGAAAGGTTACAACATTTAACTGCCAAGTATAAAGAACTATCTGATGTTAGTGGTTTGCCTACTAGGGTTGAACGATTAAAAATAAAATAGTATAATATTTTAACACTACTTTATAGGTAGTGTATTGATGATGTTGAAATAGGTTCAATTCCTTGAGATTTTAAATTGTTTTGGTAAACAATACCCTTTTTTGGTAAAGAGTGAGTGGAGTACACTTGAATAACGGTTCAATTCCGAATACATCATCAATACAGTGCTTATAAACAGTATTACTCTGTTGCAGGAGTAAACCCGTGTTAGAGCCAAGCTCTGCATTGTATGTCGACATTTTGTCGACTTTTTATATGCATAAATTAAAAAATATAAAAAAATTTTTAAAACTGTGTAAACGTTTTTAAAAACGTATGTTATATTGCTTTATGAAGGAAGGCATATGAATAAAATTAGGGTTAAATGCTGTTGTGGAAAAATGTTAGCTAGACATGACGGTGAGTATATTTACTTTTTTTGTAAAAACTGTAAAAAAGAAATTGCAGTAAAATTACAAAAGTTAGAGCCGAAGAGCCAAGAAAATAAAAATTCTTGACTCTTTTTATTTTATTTATTGTCTAATTCGTTCGTGTGGCATAGCAACGTTGAGGACTAGCAATTTATTGTAATTCACGTCGTGGACTAGACCATGTTACAAAAATGTATTGGAGGAGATAAATATGAGAGAATTTTTGGAAGGTTTGAACTTAGATAAAAGTACCGTTGATTTGATTATGGGGCAATATGGAGAAAATGTTAACAATCTTAAATCAAAATTAAAAGAAGCAGAAGAAAAAGTAAAAGACTTGGAAATAAAAAGTAAAGAAGTTCTAGACATTGAAAAGCTAAAAAAGGAACAATTTGATGCTGGGAAAGCAGAAGGTTGCAAAGAGTTGGAAACCTACAAGAAATCTGTAGCGTTAAAAAAAGCTTTAGGCGATTCTAAAGCAAAAGACGTAAAAATTTTGGAAGGCTTAATTAATAAAGATAATTTAGTCTACAAAGAAAAGGAAGATGAATACGAAATTGATGGTTTAAATACTCAATTAGAGGATTTAAAGAAGTCACATGAGTATTTGTTTGACATTGAAGAGAAAAAAGAAAAAGAACAAGAGAGAATATCAACAGGAGAAGGGCATGAGAAAGAGGTAGATCCAGCAGGATTTAATTTTGGATTTACTCACATTCATGAAGATAAAAAATAGAAAGAAGGGATAATATGGCAGCAGTAAACTATGCTGAACAATATGCTAGGGCATTAAGCCAAGAGTTTCCATATGTTTTAAATTTTGGAAAATTATACGCTACACCAAATAATAAAAAATATAAGGTAGTAGATGCTAAAACTATTAAAATTCCATCAATTAAAACTAGTGGTCGTGTAGATGGTAATAGAGATGCTATTACAGGCTTCTCAAGAAATGTAGACAATGATTGGGAAGTAAAAACTTTATCTAATTATAGAACTTGTGATACTTTAATTCACCCTAATGATGTTAATCAAACAAATATGGTATTGAGCATTCAAAATGCTACTCAAGTTTTTAACGAAACACAAAAGTTCCCAGAAATGGATGCTTATTGTATTTCAAAAATTTATGCAGACTATACAAATCCAACAGGACTAAATAAACAGGTTGATAATACTGTATTAACAGCTAGCAATATTTTATCAATTTTTGATAAATATATGGAAAAAATGGATAATGCGAGAGTTCCACAAACAGGTAGAATCCTATATGTTACGCCAAATGTAAAAACAATGATTAAAACTGCTAAAGATATTGTAAGAAATGTAAGTGTTGATAATAGTTCAACAATTTTAAATAGAAATATTTCAAGAATTGATGAAGTTGAAATTATTTCTGTTCCAGAAGATTTGATGAAAACAGTTTACAACTTTACAAAGGGTTGGGAACCAGGAGCTACAGCTCAACAAATTAATATGTTGTTAATTCATCCATTAGCAGTTTATACACCAGTAAGTTACTCATTTGCTAGTATGGAAGAACCATCAGCACATAGTAAAGGAAAATATTTGTATTATGAAGAATCATTTGAAGATGTATTTGTATTAAATAACAAGGCTGGTGCTATTGAATTTAATGTAACAGCATCCACAACTCCATCAGAAGGAGGAGAGTAAGATGATTGTAAAAAAGGAAAATAGAGAATTAACGATATTAGATATTGAAAGAGAAAAATATGAGGCAGAAGGTTATGTTGTAGTCGAGTTAAAATCAAAGAAAACTGAAAAATCAAAGAAAACTGAAGAATCAAAGAAAACTGAAGAAGATTTAACTGCTCCTTCAGTATAAGAAAGAAGGTGCTTTTATGAATTTTGAAAACCAATATTTGCCATATGAAAATTATGTTGAACTAGGTGGAAAAATGGAAAAAGCACCTTTTAATATTTTAGAATTTGATGCTAGAAGAAAAGTAGATATACGAACTCGTGGAAGGTTAGTAAATCTTAAAGAACAAAATCAATGTGTAAAGATGTGCATTTTTAAGCTAATTGACGAAATTAAAAAGTA